CAAGCCACCCTTAGTGATAAGGTTAAACATCTCAAGATCGAATGCAACCTTTTCTTCGATTCTATGATAGAATTCGAAACGTTCATCTGCATCATCCAAGTAATCGTGACCAATGTGACTATCAAAACTCACGGCAAGTGCATCAGACAAGATGGATGGAATCGCATCTTGGTTATGCACTTTATCTTTACCATCAATAATTTTAATCGAAGCCAGAATCGCATTGTATACTGCTCGGTCTTTACAAAACTTCTCAGTATTCTCTAGTAACCAATCAGGATTGGTCATCACATCGCACACGAGGGATTTTGCATACTCATGCAATTCTGGAACTTCTTTGTCAGTTAACCCTGGAAGATTAGTCACCTCAATGGCGATAATCTCTGAGGATGCAGGTTTGTTGTATTTCTCAAAGAAAGAAATCAACAGAGCAGCAATTGTCGAATCCTTGCGATCAGCAAAGTATTCTTTCTTGAGGTAAGGAATTACCTTGCGGCAATACTCCTCATTATGAATAAGATTAGACAGAATGGCTTGTTCAATACGCATTAAAATTTCTACCCTTCAATACCACCAGTATATGATATGTTGTTTTCATTGATACCAAAAATAATAAGATCTCTTAAGAAGTCACCAAGGAATTCTTCAAAGACTGCTTTCTGCTTGGCAGTAAAATCTTTGCCTGCATAGTCATGCACGTTATACTCAAAGTGCATGTGAGCATGTTCTTCATCTGCATCCCCAACGATTTTATCAAAAGAAACCTTACCGTAAGAGAATATTATACCCTCATATGGACTCACAAGCAACTTTATTGCCTGTGTCTTGTCCACTTTATTTTCTAATACTACGTGAGCAGGTAGTTGGAAATCTTCAGGCACTTCGTACATATCATCCTTCTATTGCAGCAAGTTCTGCATCAATGTCTTCACCTTGCATGATGTCACCAGTAGAAATTGCATACTTGTTCTTGACAAACTCATTGAAGGTCTTTGATGTTACAACTGACATCCAGAAGTCTTTGGTATCGGTATCTTTCAAACGATACTTCTTGTCTTCAACGACCCCATCGGCATCTACCTTGCTATACCAACCATTGCTTGGCTTAACAACGTGTCCTGACTCCAGAGCGATATCAAGCAGACCAGACCAACGGCTAATACCACCGTCAAAAGATACGCTAACAGGTATCTTAGATTTTTCTTTAACATAACGACTTTTCTCTACGTTGATAATAAAGTTGTAACCTACAATCTCAGTACCTTCTTTTTCTTGTTGACGACCCAAGATAAAGATGTTGTCAGCTGAGTAGTAAGAACCAGTACCACCACCAACGATGTCTTTAGGATACAAACCAATTTCTTTGTAGGTGTGATTGACAACTACCATTGGAATGTCTTTCATAGTCAAGTGTGGTGTTACCATACGGAACAATGACTTCATCTGCTTGGCACGACTCATATCTGCCACAGTCTTACTTTGATTCTTTCGGTATTGACACTGAGCGAGTAGTTCATACTCCAGTCATGGATGTTGAGCAATTGAAGTTCGACATCATGCAGCAATTAAACAACATTGAACGTGGTGAGCACGTAGTTATTATTATTGATTCCATCGGTAACCTTGCTTCTAAGAAAGAAGTTGAGGATGCCATGGATGGTAAGTCTGTTGCCGATATGTCTCGTGCCAAGCAGATGAAGTCATTGTTCCGTATGGTCACACCTCACTTGACTCTCAAGGACATCCCAATGGTAGTTGTTAACCACACCTACAAAGAAATTGGTTTGTATCCAAAGGACATCGTTGGTGGTGGTACTGGCTCTTACTACTCAGCTGATAATATCTTTATCTTGGGTCGCCAGCAAGAGAAAGAAGGTACAGAAGTCGTTGGTTACAACTTCATTATCAACGTAGAGAAATCTCGTTACGTTCGTGAGAAGTCTAAGATTCCAGTCACCGTTAAACACGATGGTGGTATCTCCAAGTGGTCTGGTCTATTGGACATGGCTCTTGAATCTGGTCACGTTGTGAAGCCATCCAATGGTTGGTACTCTCGTGTTGATAAGACAACTGGCGAGATCGAAGATAAGAAGTGGCGTGTCAAGGATACTGACTCCAAAGACTTCTGGTTCCAAGTTCTCACTGACAAGACATTCCAAGACTGGGTGTCAAGCACTTACCAAGTATCCTCTGGTTCAATCATGGCTGACATGGATGACGACGAGATCGAACAAGAATTGGCTAAAGTAGAATGATCAAATACACCTTCGTTGAAAAAGCAGAAGCAACTGGAGAGCATACCGTTGCAATGAAGTTTCTCGAGGGTAAGTACGAGGGCATGGTGTTCTCGTACGGTAAGGTTGAATTTGTAGAGCATGGCGACGAAGACGCAGTCACACTAAAGTTTGATTACGAAATTCATCGTCATGCACCTGCATTGGATCTTGACACTGCCGACCCCGAAGAGATAGAATATGTTCTCGGTGGGTTTCTTCAGGAACTCATCTCCGAACAACTACAAAAGAACGAACTGATTTACACTGGCGGAACTGAATGAGAATTGAAACAACGATTTTATCGAACCTTGTACATAATGAACAGTATTGCCGCAAGACCCTTCCCTTTGTGAAGAGCGAGTATTTCGCCGATCGCAAAGAGAAGATGATTGCCGAAGAAATCGCTAACTTCTATGAATTGTATAACAAGCCCATCACGCTAGAGATCCTTGCCATTCAACTTGGCAACCGTAAGGATCTTGGAGATAAAGAAGTCAAGGACGTAGAAGCATACGTCAATACCTTGGCAGGCAAGGACACCAACGAAGACTGGTTGATTGCAGAGACTGAGAAGTTCTGTAAGCAACGTGCAGTCTATAATGCCATCTTGGCATCTATCCAGATCATCGAAGGTAAAGACCAGAAGCATAACCAAGAAGCAATTCCAACATTGCTGTCTGATGCTTTGGGTGTCTCCTTTGATCGTCACGTTGGTCACGATTACCTTGAAGACTTCGCTCAACGTTATGAGTTTTACAACCGTGTGGAAGAAAAGCTAGCATTCGACATCGACTTGCTGAACAAGATTACCAATGGTGGTCTGTCCAAGAAGACATTGAATGTGGCATTGGCTGGTACTGGTGTAGGTAAGTCGTTGTTCATGTGTCACGTTGCCGCATCCACTCTGATGCAAGGCAAGAATGTTCTGTACATCACTTTGGAAATGTCCGAAGAACGTATTGCAGAACGTATTGATGCGAACCTTTTGAATCTTGGTATGGCTGAACTAAAGACAGTCACCAAGGACATCTTTGAAACTCGTATCGGTAAACTACAACAAAAGACTCAGGGTAAGCTGATCGTTAAGGAATATCCAACTGCGGGTGCGCATGCTGGACACTTCCGTTCTTTGCTTGAAGAACTAAAACTCAAGCGTGACTTTCTTCCTGATGTTGTTATTATCGATTACCTTAATATCTGCGCCAGCCAACGTATGAAGATGGGTGCAAGTGTGAACTCTTATACATATATCAAGAGCATAGCAGAAGAACTGCGTGGTCTTGCGGTTGAATGTAATGTTCCGATTATGTCAGCGACTCAGACGACTCGTTCTGGCTTCACCAGTTCTGATCCTGGACTTGAGGACACTTCCGAGTCGTTCGGTCTGCCAGCCACGGCTGACTTGATGTTTGCCTTGATCAGTACCGAGGAACTCCAGAATCTGAACCAGATCATGGTGAAGCAGCTGAAGAACCGCTACAATGATCCGACGCTAAATAAGAGATTCACGGTAGGTATTGACCGAGCCAAGATGAAGCTGTATGATCTCGAACAGAGCGCGCAGACTGATATCGCGGATTCGGGTCAGAAAGAATCCTCGTGGAAGTCGAATAAAGATAATAAATCTAAGTTTAGTGGATTCAAGGTATAATGCTTAAACCATCAGATTTAAAAGTAACAGGAAAGTATAGATCCATAAACGAACATGAACTCCTAGTTCGTAAGAATCTAAAGAGCCTGAAGAACAAACTGCTGGCGCAGGTTTGTAACGACATTCTAGACTCAAAATCTGGCGAGAAACTCAATATCAAGGGGCTGTCTTCAGCCGAGATCAATGAGATCAAAAACTACTTCGCTGAAGTTGCTGGTCCAATCTTGATGTTGAATTCTCGTATGTTGACTGGTCTTGCTAAGACCAGTAAGGTTTTCTATTCTACTTCTGATACTGAACGTCTGTACGACTTTAAGGTTATGATCGGGAACAAGGAATTCCTCATCTCAAACAAGCAGCTGACAGGTGGAACAAATACACTGAAGCCTGGTGATGTTGTACGTTTGGTTGATGACGATCCAGTTCTAACCAAGAAGTGGAAGAACACAAAATACTACAAGATCTTCAAAATCCTGGACGAGAGCAATGTTATCTCTGGTCCAATCAAAGCAATCTCCGAGTTCTATCCAAACAAGCATAAGCT